CCCTATCGGGGAATGGTTCGTGCAATTTCTGCAACAACCACTTAGCAGCCACAGCCGCAGCCGCTCTGGTTGCCGCCATAGCTATAGCCCACTCCCAAGGGATTGCCATAGCAGCAGTTGGGGTTGGGGACCACGTAGGCGGGAACGGGGCAATCATTGCCGGTACGCCGGATGATTTCCGCCGTGCTGGCGTCAATAGCAGCGCGAATCACGCCGTTCTGCTGGCTCTGGCTCAGCTGGTTAGAAAGCTCCGCGATGCGGGCGTCCTTGCTGGCCAGCTTCTCAGAGACCAGGAAGTCCATCAGGCCGCGATAGTTGGCGTTCTGGTTGTCGATGATGTCCCGTGTAGTGCTCTGGATCGTGTTGCCCAGGGCGCAGAACTGGGACGCCATGTTGTAGTTCACGCCGTCAATGGCCCGCTGAGTGGTGCAGCAGCAGTCGCCGATTTCCCGGCTGATGCTGTTGATGCCGCTCTGGACGTTGTAGCCCAGATTGCAGATGGCGCTGTCCACGCCGTGGAAACCGCTGGTGATTGCTCCGGTCAGAGCATAAGTGCTGTCAGAAATGCCGTTCTGCACGGCCCGCACAGCGCTGTCGATGTTCTGAATGGCGAAACCATCATACAGCTCGGCACGGGTCAGATTCTGACCACCACCGCCGCCGAAGATGCCGCCGCCACCGTTGCCGTTCAGACCGCCGAACACCAAAGCCAGAGCCAACAGGCCCCACAGGCCGCCGCCGCTTCCAAACATATCGCCGCCGTTGGAGTTTCCTCCGTTGCTGTCCTGCCCAAGGGCATAGCCCATGGCAAAGCCGCCGTCTTCTGCCATAATAAAAACCTCTTTTCAGTTAAATTCAGCGGGTCGCGCGCCCCACTGTTGGGGTGCGGCTTTTTGTCAAGATGCCGCCGAGAACTGAAAAGAGGATTCTGTTTTATGAAAGCGACACCTTATCGGCTGCTTGGAATCTGTATGCCCAAAGACCGGGCGAAGTCTTCAACCGTGGTACCGCGTTCTGCACACATGTTTTCAACAAACCGCCGTTTTTCCTCCGGGGTTTTTGCCTGAAACATCTGTTGGAACTGCCTCGCTTGCGAATTAGCCTGTGTCAGCATGTTTATCCGCTGTGTAAGCTGCGCAAGCGGATTCATCTGATTATTCATCGGGTTCATCTTTTTTTACCGCCTTTTTTGGTTTCTTTAAAGCCTCAATCTCAGCCATTACCGCATTTAACTGCTCCACTGTAGCATACTGTATTTCTGGTGCTGCTGCCTCCGGGACAAAAGTTACAATAGGTGCCGCGCCGGTATTCATGTTAAAGGTCTTTGCGTAAATTTTCCCGTTGGCGGTATCCACAAAATATGTAGTGGAGCCATCAAACGGAATTTGAAACACTTCTGCTTCCGCCCGTGAGGTCACAGGACGGCACGCAAAACCGACCGGCGTGTTATTTGACCCCTGCATTAAAGGAACGCTTGGAGGGGACTGCATGGGCATTTGCGGGATATATGTCTGTTGGGAATTGAATCCACCATAAGCAGGATAGTTATTCTGAGGCCACGCCATTTGCATTTGCTCCTTTCTGGTATGATTCCAGTTCGTCCACATATTTTTCCAGGTCTTCCCACTTGCCGTCCGTGCCGTAATAGTTCAGGAGCATTTTGGATCTGCTCAAATCGACGCCGCAAGCAAGAAGCCGGTCAATGATCTTCGTCATAGAATCACGCCCTTTCTGAATCCAATTATGGCAAAAAGAAATCCCCGCAGGGTGGCGTTCCTGCGGGGTCTCCGTGTAAAAGTGTGAAATTATGTGAAATTCATTTTGTGGGCAGCTTGCTCTACACACTGCATAATGTACGGCATTCTTCGAGACAAAGTAGACCTTTCAAACCCCATCTCTGCTGCAATATCAATCAGGGGCATATGATCCAGCAAATACATGGACGCAATTCGTTTATTTTCGGTGCCGAGATTTGCTTCATTAAGAGTTGCTTCCATTTCAGACCGCAAAAGGTGGCTGACTGTTTTCGGCGTTCTTGCATATGCCATGTGGATTTCTCCTAATCATTGTATTGCCCCAACAATGACCCTAAACGCCCCAGCATATGCAATTCTAAATTTATTGTTTTTTCTGGTCGTATCGGTACAGCATCACAGAAAACTGCTTTCTTGTCACCGGCTGGTCCAGCATCAGGTCGCCGTTTTCATTGCCCAGCATGATGCCCTGCTCCGTGATCCACGCCACGGCCTGCTCTGCCTCCGTGGGCGCTGCGAGCGGGTCTTGCGCTGGGACGGGAATCCCAAGCCAATCCAAAACACCGTATGCCTCCGCCTGTGCCAGTCTCTGGCGGTATGCGTCGTTTTTCATCCACGCGGTGTCTTCTTTGTTGGTGTGGAAGCCGTGCTCGATGAGGACCGCCGGAGCGCTGGTGTTTTTCAGCACATACAGTTCCGGATTCTCCCGAATAGCGGTAGTACGAATCGCCGGTGCAACTCCCTCCACCCGCGCCAGAATTGCTTTCGCGGCGCTGTAGCGCTCACCGGAGAGGCCGTAGACATAGCACTCCCAGCCCCGAGCGCTGCTCCATCCGCCGCCGCCTGAGGCGTTGGAGTGAAGCGACACAAACAGGTCCGAGCCCGCCTTATTGGAAATGCTGCACCGCTGGTCAAGAGTTACCTTTTCGCCTCCGGTACGGGTCATGACAACCTGTACTCCGGCGACCTCCAGAATGGCTTTCATGCGGTTCGCCATGTCCAGCACAAATTCATGCTCGTAAAAGCTGCCGTCCGGGCTGGCGTTGGCGGTGTTGCCCGCGTCATGGCCCGCGTCCAGGCATACGATCTTTTTCTCGCTCATATCGTTCTCCTTTTCATACCCCTCAGCCCAGAACAGCAGATACGTGGGCACAAGCCGGTCGCTCTCCACGATGCCGTCCGGAAAGTCTCCCTGCACGGAGCCGCCTCCGTCGCACATCAGGGCGTCAGAAATGCCGTAGGACAATAGGATATCCTGCAAATGCCGCCGGTCCATGACCGCCTTGTCGCACCACAGGAAAATCCTCCCGTTTGGATACCAGCCCACGGCGGACCGGGCAGCAGGCCTCGCCACATCCGGCGTCAGGTCCCGGTTCAGCCGCTTCCCATCTTTCAGAATGGGCACCAGATAGATGTGGGTCTCTGTTTTGTCGGAGGTCATCTCCGGGCCACAGCTGTCGCCCAGGGCAAAGCCGAAGTCGTTGTAACCGTCTTTGGAGATCACATTTCCGTCAATCACCAGCCAGCTGACAGGCTCGAACGTGGTCCTGTTGAAAAATCCGGCGTTCAGCACATGGCTGCAGCCAAATTTCTGCTTGATTTGGGAGGGGGTCAGGCGGTCGGTGTTGTGGTACACCGCCGCCCGCTCGCATTTGAATGCGTCAACCATCGACTTCCGGGATGCCCGCAACGCTGGTCAGCAGGGACAGAATCCCCGCCAGCGCGGAGGCGGAGGCCACCATGACCCAATCCACGCTGGACAGCACCGCCGCCGTGCCGATGGTGGCGACTGCGGTCTGTGCCACGGTCTTAATGGCCCGCACACCAGCCGCTCTCCACCACTTTCCCCAATCTCTCATGTCTCAGCCCTCCGGTCTCCAGTCCACCTTGCTGGCTTTAACGGCGTAGCCGTTGCGGTCATAGCTGACCTCATACATGCCGGAGGTGGTCTTGACGATGATGGTCTGGTTGGCAAGGCCCTGCACGCGGCCCATATAGGGCGTCTGGGGATACTGGGGCTTCTGCGCCTCCTCCGGCACCTCAAAGAAGCCCAGGGCGTCCTCGCGCTCCTTTTTGGCCTGCCGCTGCTCTTCCGTCAGAGCCTCGATGTAGAAGCCGGCGCCCGCCGCTTTCAGCTCGGCATTGGCCTCCTCGCGGGTGATCTCCTCGTTCTGGTACTTGTTCAGGATGGTGTTGATCTGGTCGTTCATAATGTTCTGCTCCTTTCAATTTCCATATTTTCCAGATGGTCTATGCGCTTTTCGTGGTCTTTTAACTGGTCCCCATGCTCGTCCATGCGGTCCCAGATGCGCTTGTGGTTTTCCGTGTTCTTGTCGTTCAGGTCGTCAAGACCCTGGCTGACGTTTTCCATTCTGGCCGTCAGCTTCACGATGGAGGTGTTCAAGGTCAGCATGGGCTTCATCACAGCCGCCCCAAGGCCCACCAGAGCGATGATGACCGTCACCACGTTCCACTCGTTCATGCCGTCACCTCCCATGCGTCCGGGTAGTCGTCCGGACTGAAATTGGTGTCCTGCCTGCATTTGTAGATCAGGCCGTCGCTGTAGATCATGTACTCGCCGGACCGGTAGATGTCATGGCTGCCCATGACCGGAACAAAGGGCCGTGCTGTCTCCGGCGTTTTCCCGTGGAGCGGTCTCCAGAACGTAAACCACGCGCTGTTGTCCGGTCGGATATCCGGGTAAATCGCGTTGTCGTGGCCCTGAAAGCACTCCCATGTCTGTCCGTTGGCGTTGCGGATATCTCCCGCCGTGTAAACACCGGGAGACCACGGGTCATACAGTCCGGAAGCACGCAGCCGCTGGTCGTCCGTGGAGATGCTTTTTCCGTTCAGTGTCATGGCGTTGACGTAAATCGACGACGCCAGCGCCTCATACAATGCCTTATCCATCTCCCATATCCCCCTCATATAAACCGATTCCCCTGGCCACGGCGTCCCAGATGCCGCCCACTTCCTCCTCCACTTTCCGGTTCAGCTCCGGAGAGTTGTCCACAGATACCGTCAGAGGCTTTGCGTCAAACCAGGCGTAGTAGTACCCACCTGACTCCTCCCGCTTGATAAGCCGTCCGACCTCATAGGTGGTGGAGACGATCTTTTCGGTGTCTCTTTTGGTAATAGTTACTTCATCCAGATAGGTGATGAGGAAGTCCGACTTTACACGGAGAATATGGTTTTGATAGGTGTATTTTGTCATTGTGAGGCCTCCTTTAAGATGCTAATGCCGGGTCAAATAGAAGCCGCGCGCCGATGCCCGCGCCCGAGGTCAACGAGGTGTCGTACGCGTAGAAGCACCACAACCCGGCAGCGGTCGCGTCGCCGCAGTGACCCCCGACCATGAGGACGCGCCAGCCGGCGTTCGAGTGCACGTAATCAGGGATACAGGTCGTTGCACTTCCTCCGTTGGTGATGGGCAGATATGCCCAGGGGAACGCTGCACTCATGCCGATATCCTTTGTCCACCCACTGGACGGCAGGGTGACGCCAGCCGCCGTGTAGTTGGTGGCCGTGTCGTCGGCGTAGTTGGCGGGATTGGTGCAGATGCAGGACGCCCGATCGTTGAAGTTGGCGCCGTCGATCCATTCCCAAACATTGCCCCAGAGGTCCTCGATGCCGCGGTACTTCACCTGTACCTGGCCATCCGTGCCAGCGGCCCGACCGGTGTGGTAGATCATGCTGTCGGTTCCGCCCGTGCTTAGCGCAGCGCTGGTGTTTGTGTTGCCATTGCCGACCACCGTCTGACTATCCCAGTTCGCAAACTCTACCTGGTATAACATCCACACCGCGCACCATGTCATGTAATCATACTGATACCAGCCGCTGCCCTTATTCCTGGACCCGGTTCTCGCGTCTGCCCGCGTAATATTGACCAGTGGTGCCAGCCCGGACTTGCTGACGTACCCAGCCCCAGAATTGTACTTGCCCACATACTTTCCGCTTCCCGGGTGAAGTTCAAACCCGTCCGTTTCCTTGGACGCGATCTTCCAGGTATACACGCCTGTATTTTCGTCCTTGGACGCCTGATACCAGAATCTGGGGATATACACCACCGTGTCGTAATCCGTGCGGGAAAAGCCTGCGTCACCCTTTTTGTAGGCCACTGCCCCGTCGATGATGTTGTACTCCTCCATCTCCGACCATGGATAAAGGGTATCAAAGGGGCTGGAGCCGTCGCCGTCGCCCACAGCTGCCACAGGGTCAACAAACAGAGCCGCGTCGTCCGTGCGAGTCAGTACGGTGGATTCCGAGCCGTCCCAGGTGACGCCGTATACCCGGAACAGATTCAGGCCGATGGAATAGATCTCCACGGCGCTGACACTGACCGTTTTGGAGAACGTCTCGCCATCTTTGACCGCGCTGACGAGCCAATTTCCAAGGCCGTTGACAGCGATCTCCGCTACGCCGTCCGCGTTGGTCACGGCGGAAACAGAGGCTGTGCCGTTTGCGGCCGTAACGGTTGTACCCTCTGCCGCCGGGTTCACCGTCACGGAGAGAATCGGGCTGGCGCCCCCGCCGCTGACGGCGTCCTGCCACACGGCGTCATAATCGTCGTCAGACTGTTTGGTGAGGACCTGCCCCGCCTTTCCCCCGGCAGGAATCCCGTGGGCGGTAATGCCGGTGTTCTGCTTACCGATCCACCAGTTGCCGTCAGGCCCGATAAACGGCGTCATGCCGTCAGTTCCCGCCTGACCGTTCCGCACCTGCAGTACAGATGAGGTTCCGTCTGTCAGGGCGGCGGTCCACTCGTTCAGGCCGCCGCTCTCCGTGGAAACCGTGGTCTGTTTCAGAGATTCGATCCCCACGCCGCCGCTTCCACCGGACCGCATGGCCTCTCCAATGCCCGCTTCGATATTGTTCAGCTTGTCCGCTGTGATAATGTCGCCGTCTTTCCACGTTCTGGGTGTGTAGGCCATCAGACAACCTCCTCGTCAGGGTATTTCTCTCGGATTTCCGCTTTTGCCGCCGCAATCAGGATCTGGAGGGATTCCGCCTTGTCGCTGCCCTCCGCCGCGTAGTAGTTCCACAGCTGGGCCGCCTCGGTCACAGTGATGGATTCACCGTCCCACACGATAATGGGCTCCGTGTTGTAGGCCTCTTCCCGCAGCTGAGCGGGTGTTTTCGGTGCGTAGGCCCCGCCGATCTTTGCCCCCGGGTAAGAGGGCACCGCGCCGAACGTTTCCGCTGTTCTCCCATCGCCGCAGACGATAATGTTTTCAATGACGCCGTCGGCGCTCAGAATACAGTAATCCATACGATTCCTCCTTACGCCGCCCGGTGGAAGCGAACATACACGCAGCCCTGGTAGCCCGGGCTGGCCCCGTTAGAGCCAGCTCCACTTCCGCCTCCAAAGCCTGTTGGCGGGGTTGCTGCTGTGTCAGTATATTCGCTACCGTCACGGGCAAAGCATCTCCCATTACCTCCATAGGGGGCACCACCAGTTGCTATCAAATCATTGAGGTTATTATCGCCCCATGTAATAGAGCCGCCTCCTCCGCCACCACCAGCTAAACCAAGAGACACATCGTTAAATTTATAAACAGTTGCTGTTTGACCTCGAAGTTGAGAATTAAATACGGCCATCACTTCATCTTGATTTCCAGAAGAAACGCTCGCTCCGTCTCCACCTTTTCCGTTTCCAGCTCCGCCAGCACCTCTGCCTAGAACGCCATCTGTATTAGTTCCACCACCGCCTCCAGTAGCAGTAACTAATGTTTCACCATTTTTTGTAACAGACGAAGTTCCACCAGATTTTCCTAGTTTATCAGTAGAAGTTGTCGCAGCTCCGCCAGAACCAATAGTAAAAACCAACGGATTATCATCTCTTGCAAGTCCTAAAGCATTACTTACATAGCCGCCGCCGCCACCACCAGCATAACGATAAGTCCCCTGTGCTTCCCGAGCGCCAGACCCGCCGCCACCAACAGCGCACAGGTCATAAGTGGAAACCGTGGGCGAGATTTTCCACGTGCCGGATGTAGTGACCGTTACTTCATCATCCGTGTATTCTAGCGTCACCGTTACTTTTGTAATTAGACCAGTTGCACTAAATGTAGCCGACTTTGCTTTAATATCCAAAAGTTGTTCCGGGATGGTGATGGTCACTGTTGTGTCCCGGCTCACAGCCAGACAGGAACCGTAGGCGTCCGTCACCAGCGGGTCACCCAGCTTGTCTGTCAGACCAACGACGGAGAGCCCCGCCGCCGGGGAGCCGTCCGGATACAGCAATGTGATCAGATAGCCGTAATTGCCGTTCCCCAGCCCCAGCTGCATAAAGACGTCGTTGGGAACTGCCGTCCGGTCAAAACCGAACAGGGAGGCCACCTCCGCCGTCAGAAGTGTCTCCTCGTTCAGAGGAGTCCCCAAAGTGTACCAGCCGTTTTCGTTGATGTCTCCCAGATCAATGGGCAGCGTACCCGCCGCCATCGCCTGGGCAAATGCTTGGTAATTTGGGTACCGTGTCAGAAAGTCCGCGACGGAACCCAGAAAGCGGGAGTTGCCGTTCCCGAGAATGATTCCATCCTGCATTGTCTATGCCTCCCCGCTGTAAATTTCTCCGCTGTACCATGGCCTCCGCCGGGCGAGGCCCAGGGCAAAGTCCACGGAAACCAGGGACTCTTCAATTTTGTTTGCCTCATGCCAAAGGAAAAAGTCAATATCATCCGGCAGATGCACCTTGTAGTCCTCCCGGATGGGGAGGACCGTCTGGAAATAGGCCACCTTTTGCAGATAGCTGCCGGTCCGGGAGACCGTTCCAGTGTCCTCCATATCCCAATGCGAGGGGAGAAACTGGGCATTGTAGCCGTATTTGTTCAGGTGGTCCCGCAGGTACTCCATGGCAAGGTTTACCCGGTTATAGTCCGTATAGTCGTAGCTGCCCCGCAGGACAGCCTCTTGAAACCACGCCAGCGTGTCAGGCCCCAGTCTTGCGGTGCCGACGATTGCCTCGCCCACCTTAACCGCGCCGGGCCACTGTGGCATGGGTGTCTGCAAAAGGGTCTGCAAATACCGGATGTCTTCCTCCGACCGGTCTGTGATCAGCCGGATCACCGGGAACATCTGCTCTTGGGTGTCTCCGGCTCCGTCCGTGGCGGTGACGGCGATCTCGTTCAGGCCGATTTTCAGCGGCACAGTGTGGAAAAACCTGCCTTCCGCGTCCACGGCGGCGATCCCCGCCGGTACTTGGTTGTTTGTCACGGAGACGGTCCCGGGCGCCCCTGCGTCGCTGCTGACGCTTCCCTTGATGGTCACGGAATCAACGTCCACGATCAGGCGCATATTCTGTTCCTGCGCTTTGAGAACCATCTCACGCCTCCTTTTCCCACCAGATCACACAGCATCCGTATGCTCCGGCCTTTCCGGGCTGTCCGGGGCCGGGTTCTTTGGTCACGATGAAGTCCCAGCCGTGAAGCTTTCCAACGGTGCTTTCTCCCTGGGAATTGTGGCCTGGGAATCTTCCGTTATCCACATCTTCTTCTGTAATGTACTGGGGTTCCCAGTATCCCGCGCCGGCCTCGCCGCCTGCGCCGCCCGCGCCGCCGTCCCCGCTGCCGGGGAGGGGGTTGGCAACGCCTGTTCTGGCGTAGCTACTGCCGCTGGCGATGTCCGTGAATCCGTAGGGGTATACCTGCCCGTTGGCGCTGGAATACACGCCGAATGTGGCCTCAAGGTCAATGGTGATGTCATAGTCGCTGTCCGGGTTGACGTTTACAACGCCGCTCCAGACCTTGCCGCCCACGCCGTCAGCGCCTTTTTCTCCCTCACCGGAAGAGACGCCGGAGCCGGGCACCGCGCCGGAGCCGCCCACGTGGCCGTCCTGTCCCCGCTGTCCGTTCTCGCCCTTGCCCACCAGGATGATGCGCAGCTTGTCCGTGTGGGCCGGGGTGTGGAAAACGCCGGTGGAGGTGATCACGGCCTGATTTTCGTACAGGAACGAGCCGTCGGCCTGCAGCAAGAGACTTTTGCAGTCCCGCAGCACGCCGCCCACAAAGTTGAAGCTCTGCTCCATTCGCCGTGCGGTGGTGGCAGTGGATTCGTTCAGCCAGATGGTGTCCACATCCCCGATCTCGCTGGCGGGGTCTCCCCGGCCTGTGGTCTCCAGCCGGATGCCGCCGTACTGGGTCAGGATCATCTTGGAGGCTGCCAAAGCCTGGGCCTGGGTGTGGATAAAGGGGTTGTTGATGGTCAGGGTTTTCTCGCTGGCCGTGGCGTTGCCGGAGACGGTGAAGATGGTCCCGTCCCCGTCGTACAGCTTGAAGATCAGCACGGCGAGGTCCTCGTTGGCTTTCATCACCGGGTAAGTGTTCAGGTTGTCCAAGGTGTATTTGTTGCCCTGGTTCCAGAGGGGTTCCGCCGTCAGGTATCCGGTCTCCGCGTCCGCTCTGGGCCATGTCCCGGTGGCCATGCACACAAACCGCAGCAGGTCACCGCATTTCTTGCCCTGCACATCCTCCGCGCTGCTGACAGTGGCCTCAATGTCCGCGTAGTCCGGGTCCACGTGCCACCGCTTGGCGAAGTTTCCGCCCAGCTGCGCCGCCAGAGCGGCGATCCAGCCGGAGAGGGTGGTGGGCAGGGGAGAGGGCGGAATAAATTCCCGCTGTGACAGCAGGCCGATGATGTCCACCAGATTCCATTCCATTGTCATAGCGTTGTTGCTGGTGGTCCAGCCGCCGGAGTACTGGTAGAAAACACCTACCTGCTTGTATTCTCGCGTGCCGTCCGAGAGGGCCGTCCCCAGCGAAACGATGATAGACTGCCGCTCCTCGATGCTCTTGAAGATGCCGTTTCGGTTTCGGGGCTCAAAGCGCCGGTCCAGGTTGTCCATGCGCAGAGAGCACGTGCCGTATGGAATGGCGAGGCCAGCGAAGTTGCCCCGCATCTGAATGCTCAGACTGGCCAGCACGTCCTCCGTCCACAGCTCATAAACACCCGGGATGATCTCCACCACACGGGCGCGGCGGAAAGGCAGAGTCCACCGGGTGATTTCAAGCCGGATTGCCGTGGGGTCATATACGGTGAAGCCCTCTATGCTGATGACCCGATCCCAATTGTCTGTGTAGGACCGGGAGTAAATCACCTGGTCGCCGGTCAGCACAGACACAGTGAAGTCTCTGGCAACGCCGTCGATGAAGTCGTCAGAGAAATAGATGGAGCAGGCCTGCAAAATGGAGAGAGTCTTATAGTTTAGCTGGATGGAGACCGGCGTCTGGAAATACCCGTTCTCATCGCTCAGATCCCCGCCCACAAAGCCTACCTCGCCGGGCAGAGTGTAGTCGTCCGGCATGAGGGATATGCTGCCATCCAGCAGGTGCCGCCCCACTTCCAGCGTGGAATACCGGGAGTTGGACTCCATCTTTTTGTTCTGCAGCTGGTCCGAGCGGCTCCATGGGGCCTGCGAGTCGTACACAACGCCGTCAATCTGCATATCCGGGTCCGAGAGGTCCAGAATGGCCCGGATGAACATCTGCCGCACGTCGCCCACAATGGCGCTTCTGTAGCCGTCAGTGATCTCAAGCATGGGGATTCACCTCGCGTATTTCGACAAAGTAATCTCCCCAAACCGGGGTGTTTTCTGTACTCCACATGAATTTAGGCTGTCTGTATGACAGGACGGTGAACTGATTTGTGTAAAGTTCATTGGTTTTTGGGAGAAGAACCGTGCAAAGAATGGATTTTCTCATACCAGCTCGGCAGGCGGCGATAAATCTGTCCTTGTCTGCGTCGTTGAAATATCCGTATTGACAGGATGCTTGCCACGCTTCCCCTCTATACTCTCTTGTATAGCGACCGGAAATCATGGAGACATCTTCGTATAAGTTAACAGGCTGGATGCTGTACCCGCCTTTGATGCTCTCCGGCATGGCTAGAGCCTGCCCGCCAACGTCAAGAATCATCTGAATCATATCGCGTCGCTCACCACCTCCGGATTGGATTTGTCCTCACTGCGGATAAACGGCACCATCCAGCGCCCAAATGTCTGCCCGTCGCTGGAGGAAAGCCGCAGTTCGATCACGCTGGGCAGACTCATGCCGCCCGTACTGCCGGATGCCGCGTTAATCATCCCCGCAGAAGACATTCCCAGACCAGACGCCGCAAAGTCTATATTCCCGGCTCCGAAATCAAGACCGTTGACAATCTCTTCCTTGACCTTTTTAAAAGAATCCTCCCATCCGGCCCCAAGACCCAACGACATATTTTCACCGATGCCTGCAAAAACTGTGGATGGAGAGTGTATGCCAAGAAAATCCTTTGCATCGTCCACGATACCGCCAAGAAACCCGGTCACCTTTTCTTTGATCCACTTTCCGGCAGATGCAATTCCATTCCAAAGGCCCTCAACGATAGCTGTGCCGATTTCCACAAATGCGGGACCGTTTTCCATAAATCCGTCGACAATCGCCATAACAATTTCCGGTATGCTGCTGACAATCTGTGGTATAGATTGAATTGCACCGGCGGCCAGTTTACCAAGAAGTGTTGCACCAGCCTTTACCATCTCTGGCCCATTTTCCTCCAATAGAGAAAAGATGTTTTTTGCAATTCGCTCTACCACGGGGATTACGTTTCCAGCCGTTACCTCCACGGAGCTCAGGAAGTTACTCAAAAGTTGGTCGATGTCTCCGTTTCCGCCGGCAATCCCCGTCACGAGGTTCGCCCACGCCGCTTTCATGGAATTGGTGCTGCCCTCTATGGTAGTCGCCGCCTCCGACGCCGTGGCTCCGGCAATGCCCATCTTTTCCTGAATAGCGCCGATGGCGCTGACGATATCCGCGAAGCTGCTCACGTCGTAGTCCGCGATCTCACCCATGGAGGCCTTGTACGCCTCCGCGTCCTCCAGCAGTCGTTCCAGCTCCGCCTTGGTGCCGCCGTAGCCTAATTTCAGGTTGTCCAGCATGGCGAAGTTGCCGCGGGAAAGGCTCTGGTACGTCTGCACGATGCTGTCCAGAGACGTGCCCATCTTATTTGCGTTATCTGCCATGTCCGTAATGGCCCGGTCCGCCATGTCTGCGGCTTTTTCCGTATCGCCGCCTACAGAGTTGATCAGCGCAGCGGAAAAGCTGGTGATGTTGGCCATGTAGTCGTTGGCGCTCATGCCTGCCGTTTGATAGGCGTTTGCCGCATAGCCCTGCAATTTATCGGAGGCGTCCTTGAAGAGCGTGTCCACACCGCCTACCAGCTGCTCATAGCTTGCGTAGCTCTCCAGCGCGGACTTTCCAAGTGCCACCGCAGCCGCGCCAGTTGCGGCAAGGCCAGCCGCCGCCGCTTTCCCGGCCACCGCGAGGCCGCTTTTCAGCGTTCCAGCCAGCAGGGAGCCTTTCTCGCTTGCCTGTCCTATTTTTTCGTTGTACTCGCTGTCGTCCAGCGTGATTTTTGCATACAGGTCAAACAGATTCAGTCTGTCCACCTCCCAACGCCCGTCTCACGCGGGCAATAATCTCTTCCTCTGTGCGGGTCTCTTCCGGCTTAAAAGAATCAAGGCTTTCATAGCGCATCTGGAGATACGAGCCACCGCTCAGCTTCGCTATATTTTCACCCATCAGACGCACCGCCTCCGCCGTGTAGCTGCGGTATACTTCTCTCTTTGCGTATTCTTTCAAGAGCGCCGGAAACGCCGCCAGAAACCCTTTTGCCCGCATATGGGGCGCGGAGCAGAGGACCGCTAAGAAGCGGTCTGCTCCGACTCCGCGAATGATTTGAAAAAACTCAAAAGCTCCTTATCTCTGACAATGTCCCGGATCTGCATAGCCGTTTTCAACGCGTTTTGGTTCGCGATTTCTTCCGGCTCCACGCCGTTAACCGCCGCGATAATGCCGTATACATCCGCCCGGTGCGTCTTGGCGATAATGGGGACCATTGACCCCAGCTTTTCCGCGCCAAGAAGCAGGACACCGGCGCGGGTCATTCCATCCCGTGGGATGGACTTTCCGATGGTGTTCATCAAATCCGCGTCCCCGGTAATGTTCGTCACATACGGCGTAACGGCGCAGAGCGTGTCCAGAAACTCCTCAGAAGTCAGCTGCGAGATTTTCTTTCCCATCAGGTGTTCACCTCGGGTTCACCGGAATAGAATTCCATGGGAACAACGTCCTGCGCGTTGATGGACACATGACCCGTCAGGGTGACGGAAACCGTGCCCTTGCCGCTTTTGGTGGTCTGCAAGGAGAATCCACCGGTGGAAAGCGCGTTCATCAGCTTGCAGGCCGCCCAGCCGCCGTCCGCCCGGTCTCCGACCCACCAGACCTCTTGAAAATCGTCCTGACTCAGGTTTCTCCTTGGAATTACCTTCCCCGCGTCGGATGCGTCAATGTCCGCCGCGCCAAGGGCCAGCTTGATAAAGTCCGCCTTTGTGGATAGCGATGTGAACGCCATAGTCGCCGCCCATGAATCAAGATGCATCAGTTCCTTTACGTTAACGGGGGCATTGTCCACATCCGCGCCCATGTCGGAGTATGTAGGCACGCAGGAAACTGTAATGCCGCCGGTCGTGGGGCAGATAATAGCCTCGTCCGCAATGGCCGGGGCGGAGGGGTCAAAGGTTTTCAGCAGCACACCCGCCTCCAGCTGTAGGCTTTCAAAGGTGTCCTGCGGAATTGCTGTAAATTTACCCATACTGTTTTCCTTTCATCAGTAATGTGTAAGGTATTTTACCGTTACGTTAAGCATTCTGCGCTTAACTCCGGGTGCCGTATCATCCGGCAACCCCGTTATGCTTGTAACCTGTTTGATCCAAACCTTGCCGCTATCGCACGGAATAACTAGCGGCTTATTTTCTTTTACCAGCTTTGCTATTTCGGTTGCCTTTTGGTTTGGAATCGCTTCACTTTCTGTGCGATACCAAATATTGACGGTTAAGTCTTGATCTTCTCCGTCGAAATCACTTACTTTGTATTCATAAGTGAGATAAGGAAACATCACATCAGTTGGAACGCCAGAAGCGGGATAGGCAGGAAGAAACTGGCTAAAAAACTGGTGCAGCACCGCTCCTTTTGTCATGTGGTGCCTCCGTTCTGCGGCAGCTTGTATTCTTCTGCCGTCACCTGCCGCATGTTCAGCGTGGCGCTATCAGGCGTAAATTTATCGTCTCCGTCAGAGGTCACACGGAAAATTTTGCCGTCATAAGCGCGGCGAAACACGTCGTGATACTCCAAAACAACCGCTTTTTCTGTGGTGACGGTGTAGAAGTTGGTTAGTTCCTGCTTCTCCGCGATCTGTGCCTCGATGGAGGTATTCAGCACCACGGCGGCAAGGAATTTCGCGCCCTCTGTCCAATCTGTGAGAAAGCCGCCCTCTCCGTCCGGTACGTGGGTCTTTTCCAGAAACGCGCAGGTCGATTTGAATTCATCTAACAGGCTCATATCTTCCTCCACTGGCTCAGACGAGACGAAAACGCGCCCATCCAGGAATTGTCACCGCTGCCGCTGGCGGCGTCTGCTTTCAGCGTGTAGGAATATCCGCCGAAGCTCTCACTCTGGTATATGCCCGCGGATGCCGCGCCGTTCTTCGTCTGCCATTCTTCAATGTCCTGAACGATGTACAGCAGGGCCTTTGGAATCGCCAGTGCCCAGATTTCCCCATAAAAGGTCTCGTCCGTCAGGCTCAGTTCGTCGTTGTACTGGTGTACCCCGTCGTTGAACACGGAACCGATGACGCGGAAGTACTGGCCCTGTTGGAGGAAAGGCAGATCAACCTTTCCGCCGATGATGGTGTATGTGCCGCCGCGTGATTCCCTGCAAAACCAGTTGCGAAGATGACGCAGAACATTTTCCAGCATCATTCCGCCTCCTCTTTGACGGCCAGATACTCCAGCATTACCCACCCAGATTGCTCACCGTATACGACGTTTGCCCATTCCTTTTTTGTGGAAAACACTTTCACGGAAGCGCCATCCGGCAGAACAGAAAGGATGCGCCCGCCCGGTTCCGTTCGAAGATTCAGGCCAGTCGCAGACCGTACCATTGCGGTTTTCTCTTTTCTGGTTGTTTTAGCCATGTTTATTCCTTTCTGTTTCCGGCGGGCAGTTGCCCACCCGCCGAATCGTCAGTTATCAGCCAGCCGCAGCAGAGACGGTAATTTTGGCAATACCGTCCAGATACTCAGCCCAAAGCGCCATGCCCATCAACGCATAACTCTCGCCGACAGCAGTGGAATAATTGCCCTGCGCATGGAAGCCAATCAGGTTGGTCTCACCCTGAACGGTGTAGTTCAGGCCCAGCTTGGCAAAGTCGCTGTCAGAGGGATCGATGTAATACAGATCCAGATTCTCAACAGGAGTTGCCAAAACAGTGCTGCGTGCAATCTGCGTCTGAGGCAGCAGGAACAGTGTAGAATATCCCAGGAAGTCCTTAATATAGTTCATGCCGAACTGCGTCTGCACGGTGACTTCTGCCGCGCCAAGATAGTCGTAAGCGTCCAAAATGTTGGCAAAGCCCACAACGGAAGTTACGTCTTTCTGCATGGTGGCAAACTTGTTCAGAACTTCTCCCTGCGCCTTTGCCAGAGCAGCCTGCCAGTTGGCGGCGTTGCCGGTCAGAGAACCGGTGTTCAAAAACGCATAGAACTGAGTCAGAACAACGTTCTGCAGCTTGGTCAGGAACGCATCGTCAGACTTTTCAACAGCGATAGCCGCGCCATACTTATTTACGTCTTCAATGGGCACTGCCTTGGCATACTTCTGAATGGTCAGATCGCCCTTTGCAGCCTGCGTGATGGTGGCTTTGCTGTAGGGAATTACATGTCCGGCTTCAACGTTACCGTCTTCCAGCGCCACGTCAGCGGTGTAAGAGATCAGGGAGGTGCCGGGGGCCTTGCGAATTGGGCGCATAATGCCCATAATGTTTCGCAGCGCATCCCAGTTGTCGTTAAACCGGGTAACAAAATCAACCTCTCTTGCGGTTACATCCGTAAAAACATTGGGAAGAGAGCTGCGAGGGCTCGACATAGTTTCAACAGCCATTTATCATCTTTCCTTTCATTTCATCAGATCAGGATTTTCGGCAAGCACTTTCTGCCGCTCAGCAGTAGACATTACATACCGGCCCTTGTCATCTTTTTTGTAAACGTCTGCTCTGGTCAGCTTCCCGCCGCCATTGTTAATAGGAGGAGTCGCCGTCTGCGCTCCTTTTGTCGTAGTGGTGCCCACAAGGCCTGAAAAGTCACCTGCAATGAGAGCATCCAACGAAGAAGCATCCTTGATTTTGCCGTCCTCCAGCGTCAGAGCGTCAATTTCGTCCCTACAGCCGCGCATGGCAATGTCCAGGCTCTTTCCAACAATGTTCTTACTCTCAAAGTAGGCCCGGACAGCCGCTTCCTTGGCTGCCTTAGTCTCTTTGGCATCGATTCCAGCCTTGTAATCGTCAAATTCCTTTTTGACCTTGTCGTGCTTGTCTTTCCAGCCGTCTTTCTTTGCGGCCTCCAGATCAGCCTCCGCCTGCTCCAGCTGCTTTCGGATTTTAGGGAGGTCTTTCGCGTCGCCCTCCAGCGCCTCGATCTTCGCTTTCAGGCCCTCTGTGGTATCTGTGTGGGCCTCAATGATGGTATCAACCTGTTCATCCGTCAGGCCCATGCCTTTCAAAAGTTTCCGTGTAAGTGCCATGTTCTATCTCCTTTTCTTTGGCCCGTTTCTTCGGGGCGATAGTTGTATAAAAACCGCTGTTCTTCGCGGTATTTACCAAAATTAAAAGAGGACAACCGCTAAGAATTCCTTAGCAGTTGACCTCATTCGGTCCATCCCGGCGATCAGTTACGCCGTGGGTTTGGTATCAAATTTTCAGCCGCTTTCGCTGGATGGTCTGGACGATGATGTTTCCGTCCCGGTCCTGCAAAACCTCCACCCGGAGGCCCTTGGAAACCGCCTCCAAAATGGCCTTTATGGTTTTATCATCCATTTTTCAGCTCATCCTCTATGATGTTCCTGTATGTTTGCTTGTGGTCCGCCACAGCCGGCTTCAAATACGGCCGCGCCCGCTGCCCGTGGGTGTGGTGCCAGTTGCCGTTGTCATCCTGATAGACCCACGGGTCAGGACGTCCGCCGCCTCCCTCTGCATGCTTTCCGGTGCCTAACTCCACGTAAGCGGCGTATTCTGTGTTCGTGCCGATGTAAACCGCCGGTTCTTCCGGGTCTACCTTGTGGGAGATACTGTTGCGGAGGTTTCCGGTGTCGACCGGTGTCAGGTCCTTTGCGTACCCCTCCGCCTGCATCCCGCATCGCTCCAGCGACCGCAGACACGCCGCCTGGAACTCCTCCAACACCATTTTGCTGTTGTCGATGAAGATAAAATCGTCAGACATATACCGTCACATTTTATCTAAGATAGACTCGCAAAGCAAAATGGTCTCTGTTGCTTCGTTTGTCCCCTGAGCCTCTTGCGTGTAAAAATCTCCAACGACGTCTTCAATTCTTAAAAGCTCATCATCTGAGAGAGAAGAAAAGTCGAACGCCAGTCCAAGCCTTTTCATTAGTTCAATTTCTTTTGGGTGAAACATCACTTTTCTCCTTTCTCGTATTTCCGGCGAGTGCTTTTCCCCGTTTTCCAAACAGTTGCTATGTTTCCGTCATCTGGATTAATATTAACCGTCGCTGTTTGACCGATAAATCGTTGACTTTTGCGCCCATATTCATCCACTTTAACCGGATCAGTGTGCAATGGGTTCTGAATAGCATCCAAAACGGCTTTTTGTGAAACGCCACGCTGCCCAGCCCGTTCAATCGTGTGTGAAGAAACCGACTTTACTTTGATTCCGTTTTCCGTTTCTTTTCCAATTATATCACTATATTGACGGCTTTGCACCCATTTTTCCCATTCTTTATAGGTCATTTCATTGACCAGCACGTTGCGCCCAGTCTCCGGGTCCCGGACCCGCATCTGACGTGGCTCGGCTTCAATGCCCTCTTTTTCCACCGTCCGCATAGTACAGCGGCAGTTGTAGGTGTTCCAGGGGCTTCCGCTTCGGTCCCCGGGAAACATCATTCCCTCGCCGCCGACGTCAAAGGGCTTGTCATAATCCACCGTCTGACCATCCGCTGCGCCGTGTTCGTGCCGGGTTCTGCTGTCCTTGGTAGCGATCCACCTCTTGCGGACCTGTATGCCCATTTTTGCGGCCTGCACATAGCTGTCCTGCCGTCCGGCGTTCTGGGCGTTGGTCATGGCGGTCCGGGCTGCTCTCACGGCGCTGGTGCGATTCATGTCCTGAATCCGGTCTTGCAAATCATTGGCGATTTTGCCGATGCTGTTCCCCTGTAAAATGCCGCTGGTGACCGCTGCAGAAATCTGCCGCTTGCCATACGCAAGGTCAATGCCGCGATTCACCGCCCGTTTCTCTGGGTAATAGGGCATCACGTCCGGTTCCTCTATGATCTGCCGCTTTACCGTCTGCTCATCCCACAGGGTGAAGCCCACATCGCCGTGCACTCGCTCAATGGTGTAGGCGCTGTAATTGTGGTTCAGGCTGTACACACCCGGAGTGGCGTCGTTGACGTAGGAAATTGCTGTCTCGTTGGCCTTTGTATACCGCTCCGCCATTTTGTCACGCAGGCCCTTGAACCGTTCCCCGCGCCCAATCTGATTCAACCGCCACTGATTGTACTGTTCTTTGGTGATCTTCCCGGCTTTCAAGAGTTCCTGCTGGTGCTTGTCACGCTCCACGAATTGGGAGAAGTATTTTTCAACGGTCTTTCCTATGTCTTTCCTCGCTTGTCCGTATACTTTTTTGATCCGGCGTTCCAGGGCCGCAAGTTCTTTGTCTGTCCACTTGTGACCCAGATCATCCATTTACTGCTCCTCCACCGGGGGAATTTCTTCCGTCTCTTCAAAGTCATTTAGCCGTGCGGCATCCTCTGCCGCGAGCTCTTTTAACCGCGCATCCACTTCCTCAGGCGTCAGGAAAGGCAGCTTTTTCAGCGTCAGCTCCGGGCCAAGGTCCGCAGAGGTC